ACTATGTGCTCAATATCATAACGATAAGCATGTGGTTAAGATGATTTTAGAGTATGCTCAGTTAATGTGTACGGCTCATAGAGAACTAGATAGTGAAGTTGATGATATTTTATATAAATCAACACATAAGAATCATCCTAGTGCGAAATGGGTGAGAGAAAGTGCATATAACTATTATTGGTTATATCAATTGTGGACTAACCTGTGTGATGAATATACACATAGATATGGTAAAACACATTTAACGGATACTAAATTAAGGGAGTTATTAAGAAACCCACCTAAAAATGCAATACTAAACAAACCATTTACACCACCTACACCTGCTATGCCAGATGATGTAATAGATGTGGATAGTTTAGTAGCATATAGAAACTATTAGAAAACTTATAAAGAACATTTAGCAACATGGACAAAGAGAGAGGTACCTGAATTTTATGCCAACATATAGATTTAAAGACCATAACACAGGAAAAGAATGGGAAGAATTAATGTCTATTTCTGAAATGGAACAATTAAAAAAGAAAAAACATATTGAATTATTACCACCAACACAAATGAATATAGTATCAAGTGTTGGAACAATAGATGGAAAAACTGATAGTGGTTGGAAAGATGTTATGTCGAAAATATCTGAAAAACATCCTGATAGTCCACTTGCGGAAAGATATGGTAAAAGAACAGTAAAAGCGACACAAATAGAAAATATGAGAAAAAAACATAGAACTAGAGCATTAAAGGGTGGAGGAAGATAAATAGTAGTATGGCAGATTTTGATTTTTTAGATGGCTTTGATGCTGGTGGTGATTGGGGTTTTACCTCAGTTGCAAGTAAACCTACAGAAACAAGCAAAAAAGAAACAGAAACAGTAGTTAAGCAAACTGCTGAAGGAACAGCTAAAGCCGTTTCAAGCGAGCTTATTAATAGATTAGAAGGTAAGTTAGATAGACTTACAAGATTAGTGGGCGACACAAAAGAAACTGTTGTCGCTAAAAACGAAACAGAATTAGAAATTGCTAAAAAACAAATGGATGATGAATACGATTTACGAAAAGATAATATCAGTAAAGAAGCAAAAGAAAAGTTTAGTAAATTAGAAAAGTTAATCATTCCGTTGCTTATCAAATTGGCAAAAGCACCCGAGGCTTATATCCATTGGCCAAATAGAGCAGAAGTAATCGAACAACAAGTCAAAAAAATAGTTGAAATAACAAGGGGGTAATTCATGGAATTATACCAAGTACGAGTGGTGGCCGATGTTTATGCGGATACCGATTGGGATAGTATTAAGAAAGATTTAGTTATAGCGATTAAAGATAAAAATGGTAACTTAACAGAAAAAGTACCAGGTAAATATGAATCGGTTAAAGTAGTAAGTATAACTAATGACCAATATAAGATAAAAGACGCTTGACAAAATTAACTTAACCTGATATAATAAAGATTATGAATAAATTGAATACTTTTATGCAAGAGCGGTACGATATGAAATCATTTACACATTCCCCTCTTGCACACAAACTTCCAGATGTAATTACCGAAACAATTAATGGTAAAAGATTTTATGTAACGCCAGAAGGTAAAAAGTATCCTTCAATCACAACAGTTTTATCAGGTAGAAATAAAGAAGGCATTATGAGATGGAGAGAATCCGTTGGTAATGATGTTGCAAATAATATAATGAGAACTGCTGCTAAAAGGGGTACTGCTGTTCATACATTAGTTGAAAACTATTTAAACAATGAAGAACTATCTAATCAAGATGTTTTACCTACAGCTTTATTCACATTAATAAAACCTGAATTAGATAATATAAATAATATTGTAATACAAGAAGGCGGACTTTATAGCGATAAATGGGGCGTTGCAGGTCGAGTTGATTGTGTTGCAGAATATAAAGGAAAATTATCAATAATAGATTTTAAAACATCCACAAAAGAAAAGAAAGAAGAATGGGTAGAAAACTACTTTATTCAAGGTTCTGCTTATTGTGAAATGTATGAAGAACGATTTAGTACACCGGTTAATCAAGTTGTAATCCTCATAGTAACCGAAGATGGTGCGGTTCAGACTTTTATAAAAGATAAAAAAGATTATTTACCTTTGTTAAAACCAGCAATAGAGGAGTTTTACAAAGAAAATGAAACAGTTAATTAAATTTTTATTATGTTTGACATTTTTATCAATAATATTTAATACAGTACAGGCAGAAGAAAATCCAAATCTTGGTCCAAGATATGATTTGTCAAAATTGACACCAAAATCTGTGCCACTACTTTGTGGTGAGACCAGATGGATATTTCAAACGGCATATGAAGTGTTTGGTGAAGTGCCTATGGCGGGCGCTGAAATAAGAAAACAAGGTAATCCTGATACTCCAATTTTAGGTCTTATAACATTTACATATAATGAAGATACTGATAGGGGAACTTGGATGATGACAATACCTGAAATTTATGAAACTTGCATACTAGCATATGGTATGAATTGGGTATTTACTGATGACCTTAAAAAGATTCTTGCTGAAGGTAATGAGAGTAAGTAGTATGGACCTGGGTGCAATACCCAGCGCCTCCACCAAATCCTAGATAGACCTTTAAGGGGGCGAAATAGGATCGACAGCTATTAGAAATCGTACTGGAGAGGATAGTCCAAAGACTTTAAACTAAAATAAAAGCAAACTTTAATGAGTATGCATTAGCAGCGTAGGCTGTTAGGGGTTTGCCAGTACCTTGCAACAGAAACTGGCACTAGTTTCCCGAATAGGGAGTAAGAGTAGTCTTGCTGGAATTGGTAGACAGGTTAGATTTAAAATCTAATATCGCAAGATGTATGGGTTCAAGTCCCATAGACTATACCAGAGGGGTCAAAGTATAGGAAGGGCGGACCTATATCTCCGCCCGCCTCTCACAACAATTAAATTATGGAGAGAATATTATGTTAGAAGTATTTGAAATTTTATTACCAATAGGTATATTGATTGGTTGTGCTTATGCAATTGGATATATGTCTGGTTGTGAAGAAACAAAAAATATATATAACCCATTAGTTAGAAAAGATGATTTAAAATAATGTCAGACATACATTTTTGTTTTGGCAATGGTAATTCAAGAAAAAAATTAGATGTTGACCAATACAAAAAATATGGTACAGTAATCGGGTGTAATGCGATTTATAGAGATTATACACCCGATATATTGGTGGCATTAGATTCAAGAATGAATCACGAAATATATCGTTCAGGATATGCTCACAAACATACTTGTTATTTAGGATATTGGACACCAGTTCCTATATTTGTTGCTCAAGAAATGTTAAAAACAATGGCAGATAAAACTGATATTGTTTGGAACGATAGTGAGGAAGTTGTTTATCATGGTGCTGATGGAGTGTTTACACTTATGAAAGGTCGTAATTTAGGTATAACTTATATCACAGGCGTTTCAGGAGGAGATAAAGTAGTTAATATAGAACCAGATGTAGATAATTTTGCTTATGCAACAGGTTCTAGGTCAATATATCTTGCTTGTGAATTAGAAGCAAAAGAAGTTTATATTATTGGACACGATTTATATTCAAAAGATAATAAAATAAATAATGTATATGCTGGTACCGATTGTTATGCTAAAGCAGATGCTGATTTAGCAAGACCTGATAATCCAGATGAAACATTTAATAGGATTAAACAACATAAGAACACATTTAATAAATTTAAAGATGTAAAGTTTTATAAAGTTAATCCTGAAGATGAAGCAATTAATGTTGAAGTAGAAGAATGGAAAGATTGTGAAAATTTAGAATATATAACCCTTACAGACCTTGACAACAGGTTTAAAATATAGTATAATAGAACTATGATAATAACACCAAATAAGTTTGCAATTTTAATAGAAGAAAGCGTTAAGAATAAACGAATAGGATATATGGAAGCAATTATCATATATTGTGAAGAAAATGGTGTAGACCCTAGTAATACTAAAGGGTTAATCAATAAAACTTTAAAAGAAAAGTTGGCATTTGAGGCACAAAGTCTTAATATGTTGAAAGAAAAAACAGCAAAATTACCAATATAAGGAGAAATAATATGACAGGAGCAGAAATAGCATTAGTTGTTTTTGGAACACTATGGATAATAGGAGTACTCAATGGGTAAGAAGATACTATATGATAATATTTTTAAAACTAGAATAGACGACAGCGAAGAAAAAGGCGGTTGTACTTTCATAGGTGGTTCATGGAAAGATGTAACCACAGATGATTTATTTAAAGATAAAAAGGTTGTTATGTTTGGTTTACCAGGTGCATTTACACCAACTTGTTCAGGTGAACATTTACCTATGTATGATAAACATTATGATTATTTTAAAGAATTAGGTATTGATGAACTTTATTGTATATCAGTTAATGACGCCTTCGTTATGAACGCTTGGGCAAAAGATTTGAATATTAAAAATGTTAAAATGATACCAGATGGTGATGGTGCATTTACTAGAAGTTTAGGAATGTTAGTAAACAAACCTGCTCAAGGTTTTGGTATGAGAAGTTGGAGATATTCTGCTTTAATAGACAACAAAGAGATTAAACATATGCTTGTAGAACCTGGTTTAAATAATTTAAGTAATGATGATGACCCTTACACGGTATCTGGTTATGCACATATGGTAAATTATTTAGAGGGACGATAGTAAGTGAATGGTTTTGAGGTATATAAAATCTATTTGGCAATCAAACTCCACTTCACAAGTAAAAAACAATCTTACGACTTTCATAAGCACCTCGGTAGAACAACTGCAAGATTGGAAACCTTTACTAAAAGAAGGGATCGCTATTTCTTTCATAAGCTTAGTAAATCTTATAACAATAGCACTATTGTTGACTACTTCCTTAGCAATTTTGTTTCTAATACTAATTTATGGGTTGGTGACATCATTGGCAAAACTGGTGACGACCAATACAAACAATGGAGTAAAAAGATAGAGGCATTACATTATTATTATGAACAAGACATTGATTATATACTGGAACGAAAGATAGAATTTGATGATATATTTAATTCAAAAGATGGACAACATCCACCTATTGTGAAAATGTTTTTAGCAAAGAAGATAAATTTTGAAACTGTTTTAATATTAGATGATATATTATCATTTTCAAAGCAACTAAATAAAAGTATAAGTGAAAAGGTATTATGGCCTAAATTGTATGATAGAATGATTAGATACAGACCATTTCTTAAATATAATGTTACAAAATATAAAAAAAGTTTAAGAAATAAACTGAAGGAGATATAATGAGTGAAGGAGTAAAAACCGAAGTATTAACACTAGGTGAGATAGTCGTTAAGTTTGAAATGCCAAAACAATTTATTGATGATATCAATAATGTTTTTGAAGAAAAAGAAATAACAACGGTAGACTGGAGTCCTCAGCTTGCAGGTAAAATTAAAAAAGAAAAATTAGTCAATCACTTATTAAGTGATAATGTGAACGCTACTTTTCAAATGTGCTTTGGTGAGTATATGAAAAGGTTAGGATCAGTATTAAGTGAAACACATCAATTGGCTTTAAATAGTGCTTGGATAAATGATATGTATGCAGGTGAATATAATCCTTGTCATTTCCATGCAAGTAAAAATAGTTTAGTAGGTTTATCGTCTGTATTATTTTTAAAAGTACCTGACACATATGGCGAAGAAATAGTAAATCATAGTAATCCTGCAAATGGTCATTTAGAATTTATAGGTGGTGCTCAACACTCACTATCAATGTCGCAAATTAGATTAAGTCCTAAAGTAGGAGATTTTTTTGTATTCCCATACACATTAGTCCATGCAGTTTATCCGTTTAAAGATACAGACCAAGTTAGAAGAACACTATCATATAATTGTGATATATTACCTAAAGTAATGGTAAAAG